AATAAATCCGCATTGCTGCAACTGGCGTCCATATATGAGCAAGCGGCGCGTTTTGATTTTGTCGCACAAGGCATGGCGATTGCCGTTGGATCGCCGCTGATGGTGCAGCTGGGCCGCGATGGGCGCGACAAGCAAGAGCGAGCAGCCGCACTCAGGGCACTAGCAAAGGAGAAGGGGGAATGAGCGACCTCTTCAATGGTAGCTCTGCCGTGATCTCTGACTGCGGAATGTATCGCTACCGACTAGATCGTGCGGTGCAGGAGCGTGGAGTGGTCGCGGCGTTCTTCGGCGTGAATGGATCGACCGCGGGACCGGTCGAGGAAGATCATACGACGAATAAGTGGCGAGGCTTCTCGCTTCGTAATTCGTTCCGTCGCTATATCGCTGGCAACCAGTTCGCCTATCGCTCCAAGGACGTTCGCAATCTTGCCCGTGTAGCTGACCCGGTTGGCCCCGAAAACGCGCGCTATCTGGCCGAGATCATCGCAGAGGCGGACGTTCTAATACCATGTTGGGGCAACAGTGACAAAGTTCCGCAGCGCCTACGTCATCACTTCGACGCCCTACGAAGCCAGTTGTTCGCATCTGGAAAGCCTGTCCTGATATTCGGCCTGACCAACGGCGGCGACCCGAAGCATCCGCTAATGCTCGGCTATGAAACGCCGCTCGTGCCGTGGAGCGCGCCCCAATGACCGACACACCCGAACGCGAGCTGATCGAGCACGATCACGTAGCTGAAGCCTGCGAGCGATTGCGCGATAGGGACTGGCCGAGCTTCACGCCCGATCAGATTGTTCACGTCAGGATCGGAGACATTCGAGCGTTACTATCAAGGGTAAATAAGCTGGAGGAGGCGCTGCGGGTGATTGAAAAGCTGCGTTTGAGCGGCATGGAGACAGCGGCTCAACGGATTGCGAGGGCAACCCTCAACAGGAGCGCTTCCTGATCCGCCCTACTGCGTGTGCATCTTCTCCCATGCCGCATACTCGCGAGCGTACCAGTCCCGCCATGTCGCATTCTCGTTGCGGTTCATGTCGCAGACTTCGGCGGCGTTGACGGTTCCAGCGAAAGGCAGCGCGATGAGTTCGACCCGTTGAGGATCTGGCACTGCAGCCACGGGAGCATTGGTTTTCCCAATGGTCGCGTCATGTCCACCGGGGCTTGCGGGAACTCCGGAATAATCGAGCGGTCCGCAACTGGCTTTACCTGGGCCGCGCAGCCGGAGATCATCAGCAGCGGCAACAGTAGCGCGATTGGCTTGTGCATTTCGGTTCCTCTCGACTTGGCTGATGGCGCTCAATAGCTGTTCTGTTTGCTTCCTGATCGATGCCGCCTGCCTCGCGACTGCCGCGGCCTGCTTGGCGAATGCAGATTCATCGGCCGCCTTTTGCTGGGCTCGCACCGCATCATCATGACGCACCGCCGCCGAATGATGCCACAGGAGCCCGCCAGCGAGCGCTACGGCCCCTGCGAGCGCGATCCAGCACCATTTAGGCACCGAGCCGAAGAACGCGCCTACGGGTCCTGAAATCGCGCTGAGGCCTATTTTCGCGGCGACGCCGGTCACAGGAAATGCTTTGCAAGCTTCACCGCCCCGAAGGCGAGAGCGATCACGACGAGCACGCCGACGATTAGACCGACGGCCAGCATCGTCTGACATGAGCCATTGGGGTCGTTGGGATCGTAGCTCATGGCATGGGTCCAATCTCGGCGCGGTAGGTCGCGACCCAGTTCCTCAGCTTCTCTCCGGCCTGCGGAAGCGTGATTCGGCCCGAGCAGATTTCACGGTGAACCACATTCTCGACGTGATCCTTGAGGTGCGCGTTCAGCGGCCCGGTGTACGGCTCAAGCCAGAGATTGTTCGGATCGGTCGGCGAGCCTCCGGCCTCGATCGACCACATATGATCGAGCTCGTAGAGGCGGGTTTGCGAGCGCGGAATGCCAGCCTTCGCCATCAGCGCGAATTTGATCTTGTTGGTGTAGCTGGTCGGCGGGCGCTGCGTCTTGGACCAGCCCGGAACGCAGATGGTCGAATGGATATTCGCTGCGGTGACGGCGGTGTTCTGCACTCCGGGCACGGTCGGGAGGCCATCTGGACCGGGAGGTCCGCCGACGAAGATTGCCGCAGCGATAAGCAGGATCATGGCAGCTTGGCCTTGAGACTGGCGAGCACGTTGTCGATTGCAGCGCGCGCGGCCTTCGCGTCGGAGCCGACGAGCGTTCGGGCGCGCGCCAGCTGGTTGCCGATGTCAGCCAGCAGCGAATGATGGTGGACCTCGCGGGTGAAGAAGAGGACCAGAAGGCCCGCCTCGATAACGGCGAGGATGGAAACGACGATTGCGTAGGTCATGAATTCTCTCCTTGTGTTGCGTTGGCTTTGGCAACGGCGATGTCCTTCCCGGCGATCAGAGCCACCGAGCCAGCCATCACGGCGGCGTAGCCGGTGCCGAGGTCGGTCCAGCTTGGAACCTTGCCGAGCCAGACGAGCGCGTAGAGGAAGGAGAAGGTGTAGGCGGTCATCGCGTGGAAAGCGGCGAGGCGACCGAAGTCCCAGCACCCGTTCGGACCCTTGAACACCGCGCCGAGAAAGGCGGAGATCGCTTTCACGCCGCCATCGCCTTCGCCTGCGCTCGCACCGATTCCACCCGGTTGAGCCATCCCTTCCCAAAGATCGGGAATCGAGAGAGCGTCTTGAGATAAGCCACGCGCTCATCGCAGAGCGTGTCGATCACTTGCGCCGGCGGGATTCCCTGAAGTGCCGCCAGCGTCACCGGGCCGATTACGCCGTCTTCGACGACCGCGGCGCCGCGTTGCATGAAGCGGATCGCGCGGTTGATGTTGATGTCGTGCTGAAGATCCTTTTCGGCAATCGTGTCGCCGCTGTTCACCGCGAAATCGAAGGTGGCGTAATCGACCCCTGCCGGCAGATCGTCGCCGTGTACGGGTTGCCAGTAGAAGGCGTGGTAGATCGCCTCGACTTCGACACCGCTGATGCGCGCTACCGGTTGCAGCGGAAGCCCATGCAAACTGCGCCACCGGTCGTATGTCGCTTGAGTGATCCCGCGGTTGGTCGGTCCCCCCTTGTCTGTGGCATTATTCACATAACCGCCTTCCGAGCGGAGAACGAGAGCGATCGAAAGAGAGAAATTGTCCTTCACGAATGCGCGCCCTTCGCCCACGCGACGAAGAACATGATCGCGGCCACCACCCATCCTATCAGAGGGCTTTGCAGGAACCAGGCTATGAGGCCCTTTGCTCCCTGATCGCGATTGCTTTCGGCTTCCAGCTTGGCGATGCGTCCGTCCATCGCGTCCAGCTGGACCTGGATTTCGGCCTTCATGCGCGCGACCTCTTTCGTGATCTGGACGCTGAGCCCGTCTATCTTTGCCGACACGTTCGCGTCATCGTGCCGCTTGTCGTGGATGTATTTTTCAATACCATCCACCGTTGCCTGAAGGCCGCCGATCGCCTGGCTGATCTCGTCAAGCTGGCCCATCTGTGTCCTCCTAGCGGGCATGGGTACCCACCCGGAGGAGGGACGCGGTTACAAAAGAGCGAATTGGACCCTCATCGATCAGCAGGATCATGGGTTGTCCCCAGCATCCGCTTGCGCCCGCCACGCCACCGAGATCGAGGTAGTGGGGGCCGGGCCGGTGTTGATGGTGAATTGAGCAGAGGTGATATTTGAGACGTAGAGATCTACCGAAGAGGCATTGCTGCTCGTGCGAGTCAGGGTGATGTCCTGGATCTGCGGTGTGACTGCGAGGCCGTGGCTGACGACCACGCTGGTCGTACCCGATGATATGGTTGCCAGTCCCTTGGACGATGTGATGTAGCCGGCGTTATCGCGGATGCGATACCCCGTTCCAGTTGCCAGATTGCTTATGGAGCCGGAGCCGTTTCCTGTGAGGATGTTATTGCTGATGACAAAATTGTTGAAGGCCGCATCGGCGATTACAATACCGTAATTGGTGTTGCCGTTGAGGCCGCCGCCCGATCCGATTGTTGCATCGGTGACAGAGAGGCCGCTGAACGCCTGGTTGAAATACATCCCGAAGGAGTTCTGGGCCCACAAACCGCCCTGGATTCGGATGTCGTTGAGCGCTACCCCGCTGCCAGTAGTGAAGCCTGCCCCCGCATTGAGTACGCCGTGACAGCTATGGAAGTGGATCCCATCGGCCGGTCCGACGATGGCGACTCCATCCTGCGAAGAACTGCCGAACCAGCAGTCGGTAAATCGCGACCGGTAGATCCCGCCGGTCCCGGTTGCGGCGAGATAGACAGCGCGGGTGTTGTTGTCGAAGAAGCAGTCGTGAACATACAGGGTAAAGACCGGTCCGCTATCCGCCGTGTTCGATGTGCTGCTGAACGGATCGACGAGCAGTCCCACGCCCTGCTGGATGACCGACACATTCGAGATGATGAGCGCCGAACTGTTGCGCACCCGGATGCCCGCCGCCGCGATGTTGGCAGGCGTCTGGGCGCCCATAAGGACATCTTCGATCAACTGGCTGTTGTCGCCACCCTCCGCACGAATGCGGATGGCCCCGGTGGCAGCGTCCTGGAAGCGACCGTGGCGGATGCGTGAGACATTGCCCTGCATCAAAATGCCATTGAAGTCGCCCGTCATGTAAAAATCGTCGATGAAGCTCTCGTGCCCGGTTAGCTGCACATAGGAGCCACCCGTCTGCGTGACGGACGAGATGAAGCGAAGGCCTCGCAGACCCGAACCGTAGCCGCTGGCGTTGAACAGGAATCCGGAACTCGGGCTGGCAAGCTTCGAAACGATAACTGTGGAGTCTCGCCCGTCCCCTTCCACGACTACGCCGTCCGAAAGGACGCCGCCGCCGGAATAGACGTAGGTGCCTGCTGGAAAGCGGAGCCTCATGCCCTTTCCAGAAACATAGGACAGGGCGGCGTTGATAGCCGCCGTGTCGTCGGTCACACCGTCGCCTGCCGCCCCCCACCATTTGACGTTCGGAAGTCCGGCAAACTTGCGAACCCACGCTCCCGAAGAGCCGGTGGAGTCGGTTGAAAGGGGAACATACATTCCCTGATTGGGGTCGCCGGTTACTTGCGCCGATAGATTGGCGTTGCTGAAAACGAATATCCCTTCACGGCCCGATTCGGTGAGTAATGCGGATTGACCGGTCGCTCCGGCGGTCAGAGCCAGAAGGGTTCGCGAGCTGACGGAGCTTCCCGCTTCAACTGTGACCGTGATGCTGTCGAGAACGACATCGCCGTTCGAGTCGAACGCTATATATTTGTTGGCGCGCGAGGCTGCCGGGGGAAGCGGGCTGATGGTGTCGGGAGCGGATGCGTGGAGAGTCCTGCTCTCGATATAGTTGAGGAGGTAGATGTCCCGCGCAGCCGCCTGATCGAGCGCATCGTCCTGCGTTTCGGGAGCGTAAGAGCCAGCGTTGGCGAAGTCGACGTTCTGCTGGAATGAGGGATCGAGCTCAAGCCTGACGGCGACGCCATTCGCCGGAGCGGTGGCGAAGGTGACAGTGCCGCCCGACCCGGGATTGCAAGCGGCTGACCAGCCGGAGAATTGCTGGACGCCATTCAGGTACACCGCGATCTGAGACGGGTCGGGTGCGAAAAAGTAGAACGGAAACTGGGTTGTCGACCCGTTCCCGGCAGCGGTGGTGAAAGCGTTGGTGGCAAATACGGTCACCCGTCATCGGTATGTCCGCGCCGCCGCTGCTTGAATCGCGATGCGATTGCCGGATAGAACGCCATTCCATGATGTTGTTTTATCTCGCGGCGCAGGGGGTGCCTCTATCTCAAACGCCTTACGGGCGGTGCGTTCGCGACGAGACCGTAAAGCTTGAGCGATCCGGAGAAAGACCGAGGGACATCGCTGTCGCCGTCGTTGATGTTTGCCATTCCAAAGAGCCGGACTATTCCCCGCAATTAATGAAGGCCGTTCGCGAACAGATCGAAGATGCGATTGTGGCTCGCGTGGTTCAGATACGATCCGAGCGTCACTAACTCGTTCTTCCGGCCAACCTCTCCGCCGCTGTCGGCTGCTTGGGAATGTAGCCGCGCGTCAACAGGTTGTACCAATCGCCTGCTGTCTGCGGGTCGGCGCGGCCTGTTTCGTAGTCATAGAGGCCGCCCGCAGTGGATCCGATCTGCCCCAAGGGCTTTGCGAAAATCTCCCCGGCGGATTCCATCGTGTGCTTGATCGAGGAGCCGGTGACCTCCGCATCGCCCTTTCCGATCTTCTGGTCCTCCTTCACCGCCTTGCCGATGCTGTCACCGATCTGCTGGTAGGAGATGGCGCGATAGCTGTAGCCGTGGCCCAGAGACTGAGCGAAGTTGCCGACAACCGGAAGTGATGCGAGGTTGCCGAGAATAACCTGATTGGCGAGATATTCGGCCCATTCGCCGACACTCACGCCGTTGCCGTCCTTGTCTTCGGGCCCGTCGTCGAACAGCGCGGCCGAGAGCAATGCGGGCACGGCAAACACCCACCACGCGCGCCGTGATGCTTCGGCATAGTCGCGGGCCGTCTCCGCACGGGCGACACGATGGCCCACATCCCGTTGCGCGTTGTAGAGCGCGTTCAGATAGGAGAAGAACGGCCACAGCGCCCGAGCGATCGGATGGTCGTACTGGATTGCGGCACGATCCTTCTGGAATCCGATGCCGTGCGACTGGCGGACTGCGCGATCCCCATACGCAATCGCATCGGTTTCGGTCATGCCTTCGGAGAGAGCCTTGTTGTAGGCGCTGGTCCACACCACCGTTCGCGACACCACGTCCATGTAGACGATGCCCTGGAAGGCGTATTTGGTGATTCCGCGCGGGCCGATCTGCCTGAGCTTGCCCGTCGAAAGGTCGTGGCGCATGTCCTCGATCGAGGCGTCAAGATGGTCGCTGCGGGCTCGCATCTCCGCCGAGCGCTCGGTCATCTCGCTGTAAGCCTTGACCGGGTGCGCCATGACGATAGCCATGCCCTTCGCCAGATGATCAGAGCCCAGTTCCTTTCCCGAGAAGGGGATGCCGAGAAGCTGCTTGGCGCTGACCGAGACCCGGAAGCCGAGCCCGACGGTGGTGATCGCCTTGTTGAGATAGCGGGCCATCCACAGCACCGCTGGGCTTGCTCGAGAGTAGGCGTGATTGGGCTTGGCGACGTTCTCCAGCCAGCTTCGCATCGCCTTGGTATATTCCGGTCCCATTCGGGTGTTGACGATCCCCGCCACACGATCGTCGGCAAGCAGGCGTTTCACCTGGTTGACCGCCTGCCGGTGCGTGATGTCGTGGATGACCTCGTGCATGTGGTGCGTGATCGTGCTGAGACTGAGCAGGATCGGTCGGCCCTTCACCTGCTCGGCACGTTCCTTGGTCGCCGACGAACGGGTGCTGAGCGTCCACCATCCGCCGGAGGGAGCGCCTTTATCTTCCGCCGCCTGATGCGATCCGGTCGTCTGCATCGGGTCGTAGACGATAGGGAAATAACCGCCGCGATAGGTCCCATGCGGGGTCGGAACTTCGGCCGCCTCGACCTTCTCCGGCTCGACCCCGTTCACTTCGCGCTCAAGCCTGGCGACATCCGGCCAAAGTTTGTCGACGGTATCCCAGACGCCCTGAACGAGATCCCAGTCGTCCTTCGTAAGGGTGCGATCGAACACCGACGCGACGGCGTTCTCATTCCAGCCGAATCCATCAAGGAGCCGTTGCCGGTTGCCGAGGTTGCCCCAATTGAGCGCCATCGCGAGAACCTGGTCCTTGGTCCCGCGGAATGCCTCGCCGTTCGATAGATGTGCCGAATTCCGGATAACGAGCTCTGGCGTATCGACCCTGCGGGTAAGGCCGCGAAGCGCCTTCTTCGGATAGGCTTTGATGAGGTCGTTGATCTCCTTCCCGTAAGAGCGGGCGAGATCGGAATAGCGCCCCTGAGCGTCGGCGAATGGGCGATAGATCAGCCGCTGCCACGGGCCGTTCGGGTCGTGATTGTCTAGCCAGATGCACACCTGCTCCGTCTTGAGCATGGCGGCGTCGATCGAGCGAATACGGGAGGCCGCACGGCCGATCGGGGACTTGCGCGGATCGGTCGTTCCGCCGCGGCGCGAACGGGGCGGGACCTGGCCGCCACGGTCCTGCATCTCCGACACGCCCTCGTTGAATGCCCGCTTCCTCGCCCCGTCCTTCAGCTCCTGCTTCAGGCGCCCGAGCTTGACGATCTGCTTCACCGCTTTGTCCAGATCGAGGAGGTCGTTGATCGACAGGCGCGTCCAATGCGTCTGCCCCAAGGTAGCCCGGTATTCAGGCGGAACGACGGGGTCGATATCCATCTCGACCTGTTTCGCGTGCCACGCCTCGAATGCGAGCCGCTTGTCGACCGCCTTTGCCGGGCGGTTCTTCATGTCCACCGATTCGAGCAGCTGGTGCGCCTGATCCAGATAATCCTGATCGACGGAGGGAATGGTCTTCGCCCTCGCGACCTTACGCAGCCGTTTGACGCCGGCCAGAACCTCGTCCTTCGCGTCCTTGGCTTGTTTCATCAGGGCGAGATTCAAGACCTGCTGCTGCTTTGCTCGGAACGCCGCCTCGTAATCCGTGCGGGTTAGCGCCTCTTCCACAGCATCGGCGGCCTTCGCTGCGGCCCGGGAATACATCTGGATCGCGGCTCCGGAGATGGCGTCCTTGGATGTTGACTGGCGAATGTGCGCCTTCGCCCAGTCGTTAGCGAGCTTCCACGGCACCGGCGATTTGCCGGTTTTGCGGGAGAGCGCCCTGAGCTCCATTGACAGCACATCGGCCTGCCGGTCGTTGGCGAGCGCTGAGTCCGCTTCCTCTTCGAGATTGGCGAAGGGGTCGCCCATTTCCGAGCGCAGGCGATCTTCGGTCATGCCCTCGATCATCGCTCGACGCGGCGCTCGGGTATCGCCGTTCGCCTTCAACTGCTGCCGGCCTTCTTCGTGGTCGAGCAGCGACTGGATCATCTGGTCGGCACTGTCGAAGCCGGACCGAAGGGCGATGCTTTCCGGATCGACCCCGTGCGCATCGTCGTAGATCGGCGGAACGCCTTTCGGGAGCTTGTCGAGGATTCCTTCGCCGTAATTATCGACCAGCCATTCGCGCGGGAGTGTCGCCCGCTGGGTCGACCCGTCCTCCTGCTCAACGCCGGAGCGGAGCAGCTTGAGCGCGCGGAAGACCGGCTGCTTATCAATCTCGTCCGTCACATCCTGCCGGATTTCGCCTTTGCGCCGGGAGACTTCACGGGTCCGTTCCGCCCGAATGGTGGAGAGAACGCGATCGTAGAGTGCATCGCGCGCGGCCTCGCGTGCCTGTGTGCCGAGTTCGGCATAGCGGGCCTGCTCGTCCTTGCTCATCAGCTCGGAAAGGGTCTGTTCGCCGAGGTGAAGCTCCTGCCGTCGCGCATTGATCTCGTCGTCGGACGCGAGGAGGCGATCCATTACCTCGCGGATTTGCGGGGTGATCGGCGCGTTGAACGAGCGCACCGAGCGGTAGAGCGCGACCATGAAATCGCGCATCTTTGCAAACACAGCCTTGAGGCCGGCAGATGGGGCGCGGCCTTCGTAGATGTAGCGCTCGAAGCCACGGGCGAAGGTCTCGTGCGCCGGTTCGGGAATGAGATTGTCTTCGCCGACGCCGTGGCCCAACTCCCCGGCCCAATCCTTGACCGCTCGCCAGTCGGCCTTCTCCTGCTCCGTCGCGTCCGGCCTGAGTGCCCGGCGCTTCAAGTCTTCAAGGAAGAAGTGCCCGGTCTCGTGGATGGCGGTCGAGAAGTCTGCGGCCTCGAATGCGCGGATGACGGAGTGAACCATCATGCCCTCGGCGTCGCGGTCTATGGTGATATTGCCGCGGCGCTGGGTGTCGTGGAGGATTTCGCCGGTCTTTTCGTCGATCGCGGCGCCGCCACGCATGATCTTGCGCAGCATCGCCGGGGGGATCGGCGGGACCGAACGGTAGGGGATCGGCTCCTTCTCGGAATCTGGCGGAGTTTGGTCTGGATTAGCGGACTGAAATAAGGTGTCCTGATCGCGTTCGGAGGAGAACAGGCCGCCCGCCTGATCTTTGACGGATTCCTGCCCGCCACGGCGAGCCATAGACTGCTTCACGCGCGCCTCAAGTTCGGCGCGCTGCGCCTGCGTCATTGTCCGCTTGGGCTGGTCCGGCTCTTCGAAAAGCTGGTTTAGTGTCTGGAAGAGGTCGAAATCGCTCGCTGCTGAAGGGCGACGCGCTGCAAGGATGCGGTCAACTTCGCTGTCAAATCCGGGGACGTACTCTCCTGGAGGGCCCGTGAGAGCGCGTCGGACGCGATCTGCAATAGCTGCTCGGAGCTCTTCGGAGGCTTTTGCCGCATAGTCTCCCTTTACTCCTTGGCTTGCCGCCTCGTCTAGTGAGTCCGCTGCGTCGCTGTAGGCGCGAAGCTCGTGCGCTCCCTTTACGGCCTCATCTGGATAATAGCCGTGCGACATCAGTTCGAGCGCAAAGTCCTCGTCTTCCGCGTTCAGGTCGAAGCCGTGCTCCTTCGCCGCATCCTGAATTTCGGAGCGCAGGCTGTCCTCATAACTGCGCTGTTCTTCCTCCCGGACATCGACCTGCCTATCCGGGGTGAATGTTTTCTCGTTGAACGCGCGCTCAATAAGGTCGAGTGTTTCCGCTTCGGTTGGTTGTTCTCTGCCAGTGTAGCCAGCTTCGTGCAGCGCTTCGCCAATGTCGTCGATGCTGTGTCCTGTGCGGTTGTTGATCAGGCCGGGACGCTTCGAATAGCCTCGTCCCTTCGAGAGGTCGTGGCCCGCGTCATCCTTGATGCCTCCCATCGCTCGAATGAAGCTGATAACGTCCATGCCACTGTTTGGGGAAGACGCGCGGCGGAGGCCGCTTTTCGTCATCTTGAGCGGGAGATTGCGCAGTCCTGCAAGAGCGCCGCTCAGTTTGAGCGCCTGCGCTTCACTGATCCCGTAGCGCTTCGCCAGTGATTTTATCGACGGTGATCCGCCTTTCTTAATGTAGCCCACCGCATCGGCAAAAACGCGCATAGGATCGAAGGATTCGGAAGCTTCAGGCGGCGGAGCGATGCCGCCCCTGCGTTCCGCGTCATATGCCGCTTGCGTCGTCTTCTCGGCGATCGGCAGCCACTCGGCCGCGAACTCCTCCATCGGCGGCACAGGCTCACCGGCCGCCTGCCGTTTCGCGACCTCAAGCGCATAGGCTCGGTGAAGTCCGGCGCCGAGCAGTTGCGAGATGGCGTCGGCCTGCTCGCCCTTGTAGCCAAGCGCATCGGCGAACGCTCGCGTAAGACCTTGGGCCTTCATCTGCGGCAGCGCTTCATCGATCCGGTTGGCGACCTCGGACGCAAGCGCCTCAAGCTCTTCGGGCGATTGTGCCTGCCTCACCTCTTCCATCGACGCGCCGCCGGGACGGGTGCGAACGTGATCCCGAAGAGCGGCCCAATCCGTCGTCCCGGCAAGGTGCGTCGCGGCATCGGCAAGCGGCACGACGACATCGCCGCCCAGCGTCGCCGCTTCCTCGACTTGCGGCGCATACCGGCCCCAGAACGGATCCTCGCGAAGGGTGCGGGAACTGCCCTCCTGGTTGAACAGGTCCAGCACCTTTTCGGCGGGGACGTAGAGGTCGCCGTTGTCGCCGATGACCTGGTTGAGCGCATCGTGGAAGTCGGACGGGTTATTGCGGCGCGTCGGCGATTCCTTCGCGGCCTCCATCACCTTGTCGAGATTGGCGGCGGCCTGAGTGTCCGCCGTGTGCCCCACCACTTTCGCGGCGAGGTGAGCGCCGCCGACGCTTAGCCCCAAGGCCACCATCGTTCCGGTGAGCGCGGTTCGCTCCTCGTCCGGCAATGTGCCTAGAAACTGGTCGAAGGTTACGCCGTGATGACGATCGATCCAGTACCAGCGATTGAGACCCTGCAGGCCGGTCGCGATCCCCATACCTCCGAGGCCGGATAGGATCGCCCCCAACCCACCGCCTTTGCCCGCGAGAACGCCGCCCAGATACTTTTCGGGGAGGAAGGTCGTGGCCGCCATGATTGCAGCGTCGCCAGCGCCGTACATTGCTGCCTGGTGAGGAGTAAGACCGGCGTCGCGACCTTCCTCGTAGCTGTCGCCGAATGACATCGCGCCGAACGCCGCAGCGCCACCCGCCGGGCCTCCGTAAGCGGTCGCCAGCAGGCCAAGCGCATTGCTCGGGACGCTCTCTACACCACCGGCAATGTCGTTGAATGTGCGGTTCGAAGTGGTGACGCGGGTTGTATCAGCCGCCGATCTGAATGTGTTGCGCGCGCGCCCGACCTGACCAAGACTATAGAGCAGCGGGCTCGCAAGAGCGGTGTTAGGATCGCTGAGCAATGATTGAACGCCGGGGATATTCTCCTCGGCAGCGTGAACGATCCCGCCTGTCTCCGCTGCGATTTGCGAAACGCCCGACAACAACCGGCCGCCGAGAACTTCCGCGCCGTATCCGACGTTGGCGAGCGATCCGACCAGCCATCCGTGCTTGCGAATGTTCTCGCCGAAATCGACGTAGTGCTGGTGATTGGCTGCGGCAGCAGCAACGGCGGGCAGGTGGTGGTCGTCGATCCCCGCTGCGGCCAGGCGCGGGTTCGACATCATCTGCGCATAGGCCGCATTGGCGCGCGCATGGGCGATGGCGCGGTTCACCCGGTCTTGCGCCATCATGTTCGGGATGTCGGCGTCTACAACGTCGGCGGGAATGCCGAGACGGCGGCCAAGCTCGTTCGCTTTCGCCGATTTCGCCGCGTCCTGATACTGCGCGCCGTAGATCGGCCCGTAAGCCTTCTCGGCCTGCACCTCGGCGGCAATATCCGGCGTCCCGAACAGGTCGCTCATTGCGCCTCAGGATCTTGCGCGATGCCGCGAAGCTGGTCTCCGACTGGCGGCCCGTCTACGCGACCGAGGTAAATCACGCCGGTGCCGTAGATCGCTTTCATCTTGCGGTAGTAGGATGCAATGTCGCTGGCGAGTTCCGGTCCGGTCGAATTGTTGCCGTGACGGCGGAGGTCGCGAATGATCGAATCGCGAACCGGCCCGGGAAGGCTGTTCGCGATATCCGTGTCCGCCGCCTCGTAATTGCGCTTGCCCGACTGGGTTTTGAGCAGCGCCGTGCCGATCCACTGGCGCATGACCTGCTCGGTCGCCTTCTCGCCTGGGTGAGCGTAGGCCCAGTCGGTCGCCATCTCGTTCAAATAGGTGAGCGCCTGCTGCTTTCTCTGGGCTTCTGCCTGTCGGGTCTTCGGACTCGCCTTGACCCCCAGTGGAGCTTCAACGTCGATCCCCGACGCTTCGAACGCTGGCTTGGCGATGGTCCATAGCTCGCCCGACGACACCACGTCCGGCTTCTGGTTCATTGTCCTCTTCGCGATCTCCGCCTGCTGGGTCTGCACCTCGCCGATGAGCGACGGAGACGCGCCGCGCTTCATCAGCGTTTCGATGAAGGATGGAGAGAGAAACTCTTTTGGGTTTGTAATCTGCGTCTCGGTAATGAGAGGACGAAGCGCCTCGTCATCCTTCTTGTAGTGGTTCTCCTTCGCCCAGTCGGTCAGCGTCTTCACCGTCTCCGGCTTGGCCGTGGAGAGTGCGTCGGCTGGTAGCTGGGTGATAGAGGTGAAGTTATCGCCGAGCTTCGTCGCGGTCGAAATGAGCGTGTCGCGGGCGTCATCCTCGCGGATCGTCTGGTCCTCGCGCAGACTGGCGCGGCGCTCTCGCGCGGCCTCGATGATCGCGGTTTTGAGGCCCAGCGGCATGTCGGTTCGCTGCATCACCTCGTCGGTGATCGCGGAAATGTTCGTCGAAGGCGTGATCTTGCCCGAGAAGGAGAAGGCGCGGCCGTCTCCGCCGACCGCTGCGGCATATTCCTCGACGCGCTTGTTGCGGCTTGTGTAATCGGGATATTTGGCCGGATCGCTGGCGTGGAGGCGGGCGAGGAATCCTTCCCGCAACTCCATATATTTGTCGACGTCGCCGCCGCTTTCCCTGAGGATTGTCTTCGCCTCGGATGGGTTCAGGTAATAGGTGTCGGCGTGGACGACAGCCAGCGCGGGCGAGAGCTTGTCGGCGCCGCTCGGCTTCCAGTAGCGATCGATGAACAGCTTTTGCGCCGCGTCGTGCGTGAGGTTGGCGACATCGACATCCGGATTGGCCTTGGCATTGATCCCGTATTTGACCGGCGCTCCATTGGTGTCGTGCTGGACCAGGCTCGATCCCTCATTGGGAACGATCAATCCGTTGAACACCATCTGCGGATCGGCGCGCTTGCCGGTGTCGTGCTCGTTGTCAGGCTCCGGCGGCTCGCTGGTCGTCGGCTCTGTTCCGAGCGATAGTCCGTTGACGATGGCGGTGGCCTGCTCGTGAAGCGACTCGCCGCGGTAGGCGCGCAGGACCTCGTTGAAATCCTGGTCGCTCATGCTGGAGCGGTGGGCGATGGCGTACTGGACGGCGGCGTAGGCGCTGTCTGAGCCCAATGCGACGGCGCGGCCCTTGTGGTAGCCGGAGACCGCCTTCAAATTCTCGGTCGTTTCCCAGGCGGACCCCAGACCGAAGAAGGTGGCGCGGGCGTGATTGCGCTGGGCGATGGCGTCGAGATAACCCTTCGCAGTCTGCTCGTTATCCGAGTGGAGCGCGCTCTCCAGATCGGTATCGTTCGCGGCCTGCGACGACGTGTCGAACGCCTGCTTCTTCTGCTCGAAGCCATAGTTCCACCATTCGCCGCGAGCGGTGAGGTTGCGTTCCGCCAGCTGCTGCTGAAGGATTGCACGGGCGCGCGGAGAGGCCGTCGCGAGAAGATCGTCGGTGCCCTTGCTAAGGTCCTCGATCCCTTTGTCGGCCGCCGCCTCCGCGCCTTCGCCCATTGTCGATCGGACGCGCTCATTGATGGTCTGCTGCAATTTACCGTGAGCGATGGCGAGGCGGTTCGCCTCGATTTGCGCGTGAACGTCCTGTATCTGGTCGACGGCCCGAGCGGTTTCGCCGATCGCTTCGCCAAGCTTCTCGACGCCGGAGCCGATGCCCGGGCCGAAATCTGGCGCGCGGAATGGAGTGACGTTCGGCGCATCAGGACCGATGTTGCCGCCTTGGAAGATCTGAACTCGCGCCACGGGCAATGGCTACGTCACCGGGCATGTCCGTTGAATCGCCGGGCAGATAGGCGTAGTCAGCGCCGCCATGCCGAGCGATAGCCGATGGTTCGCTGTTTCACTGGTCGTCTGTGGAGTGCTGTCGTTCTCGCTGATCCGTGGCGGATGGCTCTACGGCGCCATCCTGATCGCATCGGGTCTCTACTTCCTTGTCAGTAGCCGCCGCCGGCCTTCGCCTTGAGACTGGCAGCCTGAGACGCTGCGCCAAGGATCGACGACGCCGCTCCGAAATAGGAATTCACTACCGCATCATGACCCTGCATCTTCTGCGCAACCGCCTCTGATGTGTAGTTGGAGGCGTCGATAAGATAGCCTTTCGCCTTCTGCTGCTGGTTCGAATAGAGGTTCTTCGCGTCCTCGTTCGCGAGCATCTGCGTGTCCGACTGGACCCGCGCGGCCGATCCGAACCCAACGTCGATCCCGTTGGCAGCCATCGACGCGACCTGCTGGCCCTTGGTCTGCCCGACCCGCCGCCAGTAATTGAGCTGATCCTGCGATTCCTGACCGCGATACGTCTGGTAGGCGTCAACCTCCTGCTTCGCGTTCTCTTTGGCGACGGATGCATTGTAATTGGCCTGCGCCTTTGCCTGCTGGCCCTGCATGATTTGGCCGGCGGCGGAGGTGACGCCAGCGGCGATTGCTAATCCTGCGGCGACCGGGAGACACATAGGACGTTGCTATGCGTCGTCGCCGCCGTCTTGAATCGCCGGGAAGCGGAACGGAACGAACTCGACGCCGCCGTGTATCTCTGCCTCGCGGCCAATCTGTGCCCCCCAATGGCGAAGCAGGTTGATCGCACGCCGGTTCTGGACCGCGACGATATTGCCTAGGTGCGGATATTGCGACTGCCACCACTCGATCGTCAGGCGACCGATGAATAACAATTCGCGCGGGTGCATAAATACGCGGTCGGTCCCGAGAAGCCACGGTACCGCTTCGCCGGTCATCGCGCTCACGACGAACAGGCCGAACATCGCGACCGGGGTTCCGTCGTCCTCGACAGCGGTGAAGACGTGAACGCCGGTTCGGAGCCCAATTCGAAGCGCGTCTTTCGGCGTTCGGCCAAGCGCCCGGCACTCGATCCGGTCGGCCTCACGCATGTTGATCGCTATCGGGTTGATGTGCATCAGCCGCGCGGGTTCGATCCTCACGAGAGGTCGGCGATATTGGGCTCGACCATCACGCCGACGATCTCCATTGGGGCGGGCACGTCCGACCTGATGTAGATGGTCGTTTCCTCACCACTCACCGCCGCCAGGTCTGTGTGCAGGTTGCCGGTGAAAAGCTGGGTCGGCTCGCCGTAAGTCTCATTCTGGCGCTGCTTGATCTCGAACGCATTGTCTGCGTTCGGGCCAGCGACGATGTTGCGGCTGTTCACCACCTTGATAACCGCATGGCCGCCGTCCTGCGGCTTGGCGATCGTCCATCCCGCCCTGGTTTCAACGGCCAACGGGAGCGTTTCGATCTCGGCCGTGAACGGGATTCCGACGGTGACGGTCGAGCCCGAGTATGGAAGTGTGATCTGACCGTTGGTGACGACGAGCGGATTGCCGCCTGAATCCTTGTCCACCAGCGCGCCATCAACCCAGGCATAGACCGTCTGGCCTTCAAGATGGTCGAGCTTGTCGCATAGCGTCTCTGGCGAAGTGAAGGCGTAGGTCTTGGCGCAATCGAGATAGCAGGCGTCTTTCTGGTCGGTCCAGAACTCGGACGCCATGCGCTCGACATAGGTTACAGCAACGCCGTCGATGCTGCGCTGAACGAGGAAATAGACCCGATCCTCGCCCTGCTCGGTGATCGCGCAGACGCCCTTGTAGAGACCGCTTGTCGTCCAGATGGTCCAGCCCCACACCTGCTGCGCTTCGTCCCACGTCAGCACGACCGCGTTGCCGTCGTCTCTGATTCCGACGACCGCGGAGTGCGGCTTTTCGCACCACGCCCAGTCGATGATCGAATACGTCTCGAACAGGTGCCGGGAGAAGATCGTCACGTCGTCCGTTCTCAGTCCGTCGATCTGGAACTCGTAGCCTATGGTTCGCACCTGGCCGGTCTTGACCGTCTGGTAGAAGATGATCTGGTCGACGCTTATTGGACGAAGGGCGGAAGACCCCCTGTTAACCTGCGGCGTGGCCTTTGGCGGCGGGGTGGCGGTGATGTAATTGTCGCTCGACCCCTGAATGGAAAAGAGGTTGTTGCTGGTCAGGGCAAGAAGCCCGGTCTTCGAAGAGACGAGCTGGTTGATGGTGTTCACCTTGTCCGACACCAGCGCAATCGCGAGACTGTCGTCTTCCCGCCCCGGTGACGAATAATCCATGTTCTCGAAATCGGCCGACCTTGACCCATAGATGGCGTTGGGAGTGTTGATCGTCCGCGCCCACCACGACCGCTGCTCGTGAAAACGAACGCAGCCGGGATAGTCATTGGCCGTCGCGAACGGATTGTAGCCGACCGGCGGACCTGAGGAATAATCCGGGCCGACATTGTCGTCGACCGCACTTAGCTGAGTCGCATCGCGCGTGGTGATGATGAGCCCGTAGGATCCGGTCTGTGTAGCCTTGTAGACGCGATATTGCGTCGCTCCGGTGACCGCACCCCAGCTGATCGTGTTGTAGTTTCGCTTCAGCGTCAGGTCGTTCGTCAGGGTGACTGAGAACGATGAGACGCTCTCCTGTCCCGTCGTGCTGTTGTAGGCGGTGACGACGTAGGTGGCGGGCTCGGGGAAATAGGCGTTGCCGCTGTTCGCAGAGTCTGTGTTCGGGGTTGTCGCGGTCCCCGAAACGCCGGTCGGAGCGGTAATCGTCGGCGCGAACGTGACGTTCGAAAACACCCAGTCGGTATGAGTAAGCCGGGTCAGCTTGCCCGGAGCATAGTAATTGTGCGCCAGGTAGATGACATCGGCGGCCTGCGCGTAGTCGAGCGCCGCCACGTCCGCGACGTTGTAGCCGTTGTAGGCTTTGTAGACGCGATAGACCGGCATTTAGAGATACCACTGGGAGCCGCCATGCTGGCCGCCCAGTTGAGCTCCGCCGCCACCGCCGACCGTCGGGGGCGGCGGTGTGGGCGTCGGGGTCGGGGTTGGCGTCGGCGTCGGGGTCGCTGGTGGCGACGTGTTGACCTGCCCGCCGGTGTCCCCGGTGAATACGCCATCGTTCGTGCTGTCGTAATTGACCGTGAAATTGTTGGCGTCGGGAACGGACATGACTTTGAGGAAGCGATCGTTGATCCCGGTCATGCCGAGGATGCCGTCAAACCAGACATCATCCCCGACCGAATAGCCGTGGTAGGCGCTCGTTACCTTGGCATTGGCCGCATTGGTGATCGCCGTAACCTTGAGCCCGGTCTCGAGAACTGCCCCGCCCAGAGCGTAGGGCCGCATCGCGCCTTGCCCGAAATCGAGCGCATAAGCCTGACTGTCGGAGAACTGAAACGGAAACAGCCGGGAAGATGACGATAGAGCCTGCGCAACGAACCGGGTTCCCGGGCGCTTCCTGACCCCGCCGGTCCTCTTGATGATGACATTCGACGCCTTCCTGAGAGCGGCATGGTAAACGTCGAGGTCGAAGCGAGCCTCGACCTCCGGGCTGATCTCGCCCTTGGTGAAATTCGTGACTGCCGCGCGGACGCCCATTACGCGGCTCGTCCCGGCCCCGGATAGGTGATGGCGCCGCTATGTCGGGCAACCATCGCTTCGGAGAGGTAATTGCCCCAGTCCTGCGGCTGACGGTTGCGGTCGGCGGCGATGGCGCGTTGCCACGCAAGCTCGGCGGCCGAACGTGCGGCGGATGCGATCTTGTCATCGCCTTTGATCGTGACCGCGAGTTCCGCGGAGAGCTCCCACGCTACTGCGTCGGCGAACAGGTTTGTCTCGGCGATGCCGGTGATGTCGTTGATCGTGAAATCGAGCCATGCGTTCTCGGCGTTGGTGTAGAGGGTTCCGGACAGGATTTCGTAAGGGACCTCGTAGCCGTTGAGAGTAGCCCACGTCTCCGAATAGGGCTCGCCCGGGATCGGCTGCGGAAGCGCGATGCCGAGCGATTGCAGGTCCGGAAGCACGCGGATCGCAGCCGCCATGTTCTGCGGGACAAGGTAGGCGTACAGCCACTCGTAGGGCCGGTCGTTCGTGCCGGCGACCGCCAGCTGGACCCGCTGGTTGGCGAAGCTCCAGTTATGATCGCCTTCGAGCGCGCGGGCGATGATCTGCGGGTAGAGGTCGCGGCAGTTGGCGGCCTCGTTCGAATTCTCGTTGATGTCCTGAATGACGGTCGCTCGGCAGCGCCTCAATGCTGTCTTGCAGATGGAAATCTGCGACGGTGCGGTGGCGGGCATGAAGCTTGGCTACGCTTGGCCCCGGCGCGGTTGAATCGCCGCTACCTCAGAGCCGCCATCATCGCCCCTTGAAGTGGATTCGTTGGCTTAGGTGGCGGCGCTACCTTGGCCGCGGGCTTCTGGTCTTCGCCCCGCATCGGCAGAGCGAAGCCATGCTTGTGCAGCTCGGGCAGGTACTTGATGACCTTCTCGCCGATGTCGGTTCGGTACATCATGTCGGGGAAGGATATTTCGTCGACCGCGGCGTAGCAGGTCTCGCGCGCCGCCTTCACCGTGTCGCCGAGGCCAGTCACGACCATGACGTAAGGGGCCGTCGTCTGCCACATCGGCGCGTCGACGATCTTGCCGCCCTCCATCACCGGTCCAGTGCCGATCATGACGGCGCAGGGGTGGACCTGATCGCGCACCTTATCGACGCCCTCGATCGGCTCTCCTTCGGTATCCTTGGGATCGAACTTCTCTGACGGATAAGGCGGTTGCGCGCAGACGACGCCGCAGCACACATCGGTCGTCACCTTGAGCGAGTCCTTGCCGTCAACCAGGTCCTTCATCCACTGCAGCGGATCGCCCTCGATGCTGGCGATTTGCAGGAACCATGCCGGATATCCCAGCCGAACCGTGAACTCGAACGGCCACGCCTTGCCTTTCTTGTCGATGCCGCAGCCGATCGAGAAGTCGCCGATGTGGCCCAGCTTCACCAGGTGCGGCTCAAGAGCGAGCAGGATGTCCACCAACGGGTCCTTGTCCACGCGCTGAGTGATTGTGCCCTGCTCGCCGGTGTTCGGCCCGATCTCTCCGTTCATCAGCTTCTTGTGCTCGAAGCTGACTTCCCATCGATCGCGGAGAAATCCCTTCGGACCCATCCACCCGCCGAGGCCATAGTCGCAGAGCATGTCGATCTTTTCCTGCAACATGCACGGACCCTTGAGCTTCATCCCCTTGCGGATCTTCTGCTCGATCCAGCCCGCCATGTCGGCGGGGTCTTTGGAGACGTAGGCGAGAGACTTGTCCGCTTCGTCGCCCATCGTCTTGAACACGAACGAATCCGACGACTTGCGCGCGAACTTCGCCGCGTCCTCAAGGCTGTCGAACATATGGTAGGGCGGAAGGTCGACCCCGATCTTCTGCAGGAGGTCCATGCCCTTCGATCGCTTGATCTCCAGCGCGGCCGATTTCGGAGATGGTCCGAACACCGGGTAGCCTTCCTCGCGAAGTTCCTGAAGGTCGCTGAGGAACTTGTGATTGCCGGTGTTGAGGATCAGTCCGCTCTTCGCCCAGTCGACGTGATCGTACCAATCCTCGACGGTGGTGATGCCCTTGAACCCCTCGCCGTCGCGGCTCTTGCCCGCATCGATCCGGAACCAGCGGACGTCGTGGCCTGCCTCGGCGCACCTCAGGCAGAAGTCGAGACCGAGACCTTCAACGTCGACAAGGAGGAGGCGCATTGCGGATTGCTACCCATGCGCCGCAGAGGATTGAATCGTCCTACACCGCCTGCGCTTGCCAGAGGTAAACCGTCTCCGTCCCGGTGGCTGTCCAGGTGGTGCCCGGGGTGGCGTCTGCGGCGGTGTCGCCGACGTTGATGACCATGAACGTCGTCGCCGCTCCGCCCGAGACGGTGCAGAGGTAGAAGCCGTTTGCAGACGGGGTGATGCTGGCAGAGGCCCCCGCGCCCGAGGAGACGACCGTTCCCCCGACAAGATCGAAAACGGCGTAGGGAACGCCCGTCGTCCCGCCGCCGATGCTGATGTACCGGGCCCCGCCGGCCTTCGCGTGAACGCTCTTGGTGTAAACCTTAGAGGGGATGCCTTGATAAACCCGATGCTCGCCCAATGTCGTCGTAGGGGTAAGCGTGTCCGCCGATCGCATCGAATTTGGTGCCGTGACCGCGTTTTCGGTGACCGTGGATCCGTCCTTTGTCCACACCGAGTGACTGAACGTGCTGGGGTAGAAGAGGGCGCTCGAAGGGTTGGCCGGATAGGGATTGGGCGGCAGCGGCGTTATAGAGGGGAAAATTCCGGCATTCTGAATGGCCTGATAGCCTGTCGAGTTTTCGTGGATGAGGTCGGTCGTGTAGCCCGATTTCCAAAGCCCGCTGTTGCGAGCGCTCTCCACCACGTCGGCATTTTCGGCGACGCCGCCGGTCGGCAGTGCCGGGTTGGCCCGAAGCCAGTCGTTGAGCGCCGTTCTAACGGGGTTGGTCGATTCCGGAGAGCCGCTGAGTTCGGACGGAGCGACGGTGGTCTGGATCACATACCGGTCCGATCCGACGTTGGCCCACAGGGACTGAAGGTAGGATTGGATATTCGCAAGGCTTGTGCCGGCGCGAACGTCATTGATCCCGAAGTTGCTGATTATGTGCGTAACATAGGCGGCGACGGATGCGCGCTGGGCGCTGTTGCCCTGTGCTCCGGACGCGGTTTCTCCAGCGAGTGCCATTTTGACGTAGCCGAAGTTCGGGCCGATCGAGCGGGCGATTTCACCCGCATCGCCGTTCGCATTTCCGCCCGCCGTGTCGCTCGTACCTACGGCCCTGCTGTCGCCGATGATGAGGACAGACGGAACGGATATGGTCGCGATGACCGCCGGCGCCATGACGAACGTCGAATTGCTGGTCGGGTCGCCGGTCATCAGATTGTCGGTCAGACCGCTCGCCGCGACCTGGACGAGATCGCCGAGCGCAGAATTCGCGAGCTCGTACTGGTTGTAGACGAAGCCGTTGGCGTTGGTCTTGAACTGGCGAATATAGAATTTCGCACCTTGCGGGATGGCAACCGCGATCGCGTCGGAGAGCAGCGAGCCGCCGTTCGGGATCGTGCCGTTGCTGAGGCCGCCGAACGTTACCCGAGTGCGTGTGACGCCGATGGGATATTCGATCACAGCGCTGATCGTGGTCGCGGCTCCCGATCCCGATTCTCCGCCGCCCTGCCAATCGGAGAACAGCAGCTGAAAGGAGGTCAGATTGTCTCTGGCGAAATGGGCTGTTCTCAGGATCGCTTGCGTGTGCGCCGCGTCGGTCGTGTCGCCGAGCATGAACGCGCGGGTGGCGCCGACTCCGGTGTAGCTTTGCGAGGCACCACCAGAGAGGGGGTATCGCGTTCCGCCTTGCCCCGATCGCCAGAACCGGCTCGACATCAAACGTAGTCGATATTGAGCGCCAGAATGTCCCCCGCGACAAGCGCCGTTGCGTCATTGTCGGAGACAGCGCCGGTCAACCGGAAGCCGAGCGCGTTGGCGAAGACGAAGCCCTCAGAGAAATCAAGCGCGAACGCCGACAGGCCCGGCAGGTAGATCGTCTTGACGGGAGTATCGGTCGAGACCGGCGTGGCCGTCTCGTCGTACAATTTGAGGTAAACCGCCGACGACTTGGCGTTGTAGCCCTGAATGCCTTTCATGGCGCAGGGGCGGGAGACCGCCTGTGTCGCGTTATCGGTCGCTGCCGCCGAGAGGAGGCGGAAGCATTTTGTGCCAGCTTCCTGATCGAAAACGCTCATGCTCTATCCTTCAAAAGGACGGGCGGAGAGCCGCACCATTCGGAGGGGATTTTCCAGGCCGCCCTCCGCCCGTCCGCTTTCCCGCGCCCAAGCGGGAAAACTATTCGGCCTTGGCTTTCTCAGCTTTCTCAGCCTTCTCCGCCTTCGGCGCCTCAGCCATCCACTCCTCGGCAACTGGAATTCCATGCGGGACCGGCTCGCCGACCTCGATCACGCTTCCGGACGCATAGCCGCGCTGCGTGGCGATATGGCTTCCAGGCCGAGTCAGCTCGTGCTTTGTGCCGTTGGGATGCCCGCGAGGATCGACCATCTTAGGGGCGGTGTCGGTGCCGACATTAATCAGTTCAACCATCGGTCAGACTCCTTAGTGGTTGTTGCTCTGGCGAGCGGCGACGATGCCGGCGAAAATCTTGCCGGTGGTCGGGGCGGTGCCAGCGACGGTGTAGTTGAAGCGGAGGTAGCGAGCGTCCGACCCGACCGGCACTTGCGCCGGGAAGCTGAGTTGCCCGATGCCGAGCTCGGCGAGCAGGTAGGTCCGGGTCGCGACCTCAACCCACGTCGAGTTGTCGGCGCTCTTCTGGAGCGCGACAGCAAGACTGGTGAGGTTGTTGAACGCCTGCGTGACGTTCAGCGCGATCGGGATCTGGTTGCCCTTGCCGACATCCTGATCGACGGCCGCCGGAGCTCCGAACGGAGTCCCGGCCGCGCCGAGATCGAGAACGTTGGTGGAGGCCGCCGTAGCCGTGATCGCCTGGCTATCGGAGAAGATGTTGTTTGCGTCGACAATCATTGGATTAACTCCTCGTTAGCTGGCTCACGCAACCGCGGTTTCGGTGTCCAGAAGGGCGTCGGTGACTTCGATCGGGATGCCGCGATAGGCAGTGACCGTGCGGCCTTCGAGCTCCATCGTGGTCAGACGAAGCGCGGTGTTGGCCGAACCGTTGGTGCCGAGCGCGTCCAGGGCGGCAAGCGTGGCGCGGTTCATGTAGATGACCGTGCGACCCTCCGCGGAGGCGTTCTCGTTGACCTTGCCGTCCTGCGTCCTCAGCGCCGTCTGATAGACGCCCTGAAGCTGGTAGAACGCCTTGCGCAGCAGGCCGTAGAGATCGACAGACCCTGCATCGCGGTTGGTCGCGTTGATGTTGCAGATGCGGGCGTTGTAGCGCCAGTCCTTGACGGCGAGGCCGACGTGCGCGCGGAACAGCTCTTCCTTGACGAAATAGGCATTGCCGTTGGCGTCGAGGACGCGCTGCTCGCCCATGTCCTTGCGGTTGATTCCGCCAGTCGTGCCCTGCGGATAAAGCAGGGTGGTGGCCGCGTCGGACCAGGTGACAACCCAGATCGAGCAGTTGTTCGATCCGGAGCCGCCGCCGTTGATGACCTGCGCAGAGGCGGCGCTTGGAGCCGAGCCGGTCGCGAGTGTGTTGTAGCGCGCGGCCAGACCCTTGAACTGCTCCGGCGTGGTGGTGACATCGCCGTAGAAGATACCGGTCTCGATCGCCTGCGTCATCGCCTCGATCTGTCCGTCGGCCTCCTGCTGGCGGAGAAGCGCCGGATTCTTCGCGATCTCAAGCTCGCGGGTGTCGACCGAGGAGCGGCCCTCGACGAACCCGGTGGTGTCCTCGACCATCGCGAAGCCGGACTTGGACTGAGGGATGCCCTGATAGAGTCGGCCCCAGGTGACGCTCGGAAGACCGGTGCGGATCTTGTGCTTGTGCCGGGTGCCGTCGTTGCACTCCACGCTCATCGCGTTGCGGTAGACCGGCGACAACCGGTTCAAGACCTCCGCGACATCCGCCGCGCCTTCAGCGCCAGTGCTCCTCATCATGTCGATGAGGGAGATGGTCGATGCACCAATGGTAGCCATCTAATTCACTCCATCTAAGGGACACGACGTCTCGCGACGTGGTTGTCCGGGTTAATCTCAGCCCTTCGGTTGATCCTCCGGGTAAAGCTTCTGTTCACGCGAAAGTCGCTGTTCCGGCTCGCTTGTGTTGCGAATGAAAGCGCCGTCCTCGCTCGCCGCCTCGCCGATCTTCTTGAACATACGAACCATGTCGGGGTGGTTGCCGAGCCCACTTTCGTTCAGAAGCTTGCGGAACGGATTGGTCTCGTTGCCCTTGTCGTCCTTCTGAGACGGGGCGCCGAAGTGATCGAGCGCCTTGGCAATCAGCCGCTGAGTCTCGGGCAGGTTCTTGCCGCCAAGCTCCGGGTCCTCATTGACCTGCTTCACCCAGTCGGAGCGGACGGCCGCAAACTCGTCATTCTGCTGTTTGATCAGCTGAGCCTGCACCTGCGGCACGAGCGGCAACAGCTTGTTCGCCTGCTCGTTGGTCAGGCCCGCGTCCTTGAGCAGCGGGGTTGCGGCCTCGACCAGGGCCGGATCGAGCGGCGTTTCCGTCTCTTCGCCGGCTTCGTTGGTGGCCGTCAGCTTGAGCTCGTAGGTTTCCGGAACTGTAGCGCCGCTCTGACCGCCGTCCTTATCGCCGCCCTCGCCATCAGCTTTTGCTTCGCCGCCCTTATCTCCGGTTCCGGAGTCGGTTCCGGCCGAGCCGACGATAGAGCCTTCGTCGGTTGCGCCTGCGTCTGTTGAAGCAGCGGTTTCAGATCCCGTTGTCGCACTGGACGCCTCCGTACTGGCGGCGGCGTCAGTCGTCGCTGTCGTCTCCGTCGAGGTCGCGGTATCTGTCGTTTCGTCTGCCACGCTTGTTCTCCTGAGGCTGTTGATTGGCTTCTTCGCGAAGGACTTGAATCAGCGTGAGAACTGGAAGTCCGCCGGGGTGCGGGACAGGCTGGCCCGCTTCGGCCATCGCGAGAATGTCCAACCCCAGGTTCCTGCGTCCCTCGTCGTAGGCGAGGTGACGATCTACCGACCCATCGGTTGTCGGTGCCAATATCCCCGCAGTTTGAATCACGCGAAAGAGAAATCTTCGGAACTCTTCCCGGCCAACAAGGAACAGCATGTCCTTGCGCAGCTGGTCGTCAGCCATTGGCGAGCACCCGTAGCGTCGTGACGGCGCGCTTGAGGACGAATCCGGGGACGGGCCTGCGAGCCATCTCGTTCAACGCAGCTTCTGCGGCGAGCCGCGCTTCACCCCTGGAGAGGTCGGGCGTTTGCTCAAGTTCGGTCAGTATCTGCTCGCGTCGGCAATGTTGGCGTCCGAGCCAGGTCATTGTGCCGGTTGCGCCGCGACCGGCAGGTTGGCCGCCAATGCCGCAGCATCGGTCAGGTCCTTGGTGGGCTTGCCGACCGTCTTCAGCATTTCCGCGTTCTGCGCGTTCTGCTGCGCCTGCTGAGCCGCGTCTGCATCCTTCTTCGCGTCTTCGGTCGAGCGGACCTGAGCGGCGGGCATTCCGGTGCGGCGGGCATATTCATCGACAATCGCCATCGGATCGAGCTTGAAGCGCGCCTCGGGGTACATTCCGGCCAAGCCGCCGACGAACTGCACGGTGCGCTCCATCTGGCCGAGGCCCACCATCCGCTGGATCTGTGTCAGCGTCGAAACGAACTTGATCTTGATGTCGGGGGCGTTGCGCAGGATCGGGGGGGCGGGCGGGATCAGTCCGCGGCGCTGCATGATGCCGAACGTCCGCTCGATGGCGACGGTCAGCTTCTCGCCGTTCACCCGCTCGATCACCGGGCCGAGCTGCGTCATCTTCTCTTCGTTGCGCGCCTGGATTTCCTCGTCGTTGCGAGGCTGCACTCCGGGCATGTTCGTGATCGCCATGAACAGATCAGCGAACGTCACCTCGTTGATCCGCTGCTCAAGACGCGCAACGTCCTGTTCCACGGCGGTCAGGGCTTGCGGCGGCACCTGATACGGAATCGAAACCGCCTTGGTCGCGTCCAGCTGATCGGTCGAGACGACGCTCTTGGGCTGGCGCTTCAGCTTAACCCGAGACGATGCGACAAGCTCTGGCCATGCCATCAGGTCGGTGAGTTCGGCCTTGCGCTTGGATTGAAGCTGAAGCTCGCGAAGGTCGGGCAATGCGTCATGGCCCGGTCCCTGGCCGTAGACATCGGCTCCGGTCGTCATCCACCGCGGCGCCCAGAACGGCTGCTCCTCATATCCGTCGGTCTTGACCAGGTCGCCGATACGGTCGTCCCATGCGTCCCACCAGATCGATCGCCACGGCTTGCCCTGCGATCCGAGCTTGCCCGGCTCGAAGTCGTCGTTCTCCTCGATCGCGTGGTAGAACTGGACCAGGCAATCGTAGTCCCCACGGTCGTATAGGGTTCTGACCTTCTGCGTCACGCCGTCCTTGAACGTGTCTACCGCGTTCTTCACCGTCATCGCGGCGTCCCGGTACAGCGCACCGGGCTTCAGAGCGGAGTTGATCCCGAGCCAGTATTCGCCCGCTGTCAGTTGGTGGCAGACCGCGCCTTCGCTTGGATGCTCGACCATGACGCAGCCGTCGGTCCCGAACATGCCGAGTTCTAGGTAGCCGATCTCACTCGCCTCGTAGAAGTTGATGGACGCGAGGAAACCCTCCATCCGCTTCTGCACCTCGTCGAGCCAGACCTTCACGATCTGGTTGTCGAGCAGGTTCTCGTCGTACAGCGACACCTCGAACCAAGGGCGGGAATGCGACGACAGGCCGCTGGTCATGCCGTATTGCAGCGTCCGCATGGCGACGATGCCGGCGGTGTTGTTCAGCTTCCGGTTCTGTCGGCGTCCCTGGTTGGCCCTGGTAGAGAGGAACCTCGACCGCATAGGGGCGCAATATCCGGCGATCTCGTGCCAGTCGGCTTCGTAGGGCCGCCGCTGTTGCTTCATGGTCTGGAGGCGGCGGTTGCAGCGCTCCTTGAGTGTTTCAGCCACCAGTCGCGCTCGACGATCCGCCGGTCTTGCTCGCAGTCGTCGTCGGCGGTGAGACCAGGCCCTGCGGTCCGGTGAAGATGCTGGCGAACAAGCCGCGCCGACGCGCCGTGTCCCGGTTCTGCTTCAAGGGATCGGTGAAGTCCTTGACCGGCTGCATCGCCTGCATCTGAGCAGGGGCAGGGGCTGCGGGCATTTTCGGCGTGGAGAAGATGCACATGGTCAGCTTCCCGTCTGCGTCTGAGGTTGGGCGGGCTTCTTCCCGCCCTTGAACAGCATCGAGCTCGCCAGCGCTCCGGGGAGGCCGCCGCCAAGAGCACCACCGATGGTGGCTCCGGTCTTCCCTCCGATTGCATTGCCGATGAGCGCTGGAACGATGCACATGCGCCTTGGCTACGGCGCGGATCATTGGCGTTGAATCGCGACGCTACTGCCGTGTCACCTCGTAACCGGCGAACGCGCTGACCTCGCGTTCGATCACGCCCTCACCGGCAAAGCGGATCAGATCCTCGCTGATGGCAAGCGTTCGCATCGTGCCGCCGGGGAACTTGACGAACGCGAGCGCGATCTTGGTCGGCTTGCCCGCGTCGTCGCGAGCCTCGACATGGCGGCGCACGGTGTAGGTGATGGACTGGTTCACAGTTCGAACTCCGCGAACTCGACCAGGTTCATTAGGCTTTGGAAAAATCCGACGCGCTTCACTGGACCGTGCTCCCTTCGCCCACTATCGCTGACTGGGCCCTTTCGATGTTGCGCAGGAACTGCTGACCGGTGAGGTCTATGAGCTCGATGATGTGGCGCCCGTGAACATGCGCCGAAGTCGCGACATACTCCGCGAGCAACCGGTTGAGCGCCACGATCAGAGCCGACACGCGGCTAAGGTACTCGTCGTTCGACAGAGTGACGGGCAGAGCTTTCTTGCAACAGTCGCCGAGCTCCTTGGTGTAGAAGTCCGCGAGCGCTGCAGCTCCATCGCCGGGTGTTATGAGACGCTCACTCGGCATAGCGATCGTACTCCTTCGTCATCGGCTGATAGTCGGGCAGCTCGGAATAGCGGTCGTATTCCTTGGCCTCACGCCGATAGTTCCACGGGTTGAGATATTCCGGCGTCTTCCTCGGCGCCACGTCCTCCGCGAACGTCAGCGCCAGTGCATCGCCATTGTCCGGCGACGATAGCCCGCGCGCCTTCATGTGCTCCTTCTTTTCGAGCAGGATCGCGTTGTCGAGGTCGTAGCCATACTCGACGCCGGTCAGGTCGTCGGCGATCTCCTGCTCGTCGGGGAGAATTCCGCGCTCCATCCAGGCGCGAAGGTTGGTCCACATCTGCGCCCGCTTATTCGCGACCTTCACGCGAACCTCGTTATTCCACCGCGCGTCCATGTCCTTCGTCTTCGATCCGAAGTTGACCTCGAAGATGCTGTCGTACTCGGGGTTCAGTTGCCGCAGCCGATCGATCACGCCGCCGGCATTGGGTCCACCCGCATCAATGAACACCGCGTCCGGAAGCCACCGCCGCATCGCCTCGTTGACATCGCCCGCGATCTGCATGGCGTTCGCTCCCTGCCACCGCCTCCAAGGTCGAGAACGAGCATCTCTTCCCTGGCGAATGGCGAGCACGGACTGGTCGTCTCCGAAACGAGCGTGATCGAGCCCGAAGATGACAGGATCGCTTGGCAGGATTCCAGTGTCGACAATTTCCCTCTCCCTCGCGGCCAGGGCCAATCCGGATCCAATGAACTGCAGTGACGATGCGGACGGAAACTGGCCGAGAACCCGAACCTTCACGATGTCGCTGTCGATCCCGTAGGTGTCGACGAGCTCCTGCAGGTAGGCCTTGTTCGTTCCCTCGACCGTGCGGGCGTCGATCTGCTTCGTCACCCAGCGATGGCGGTATCGGTGGAAGGCGTCGTGAAACCATCCGGTGTTGCGCGTGGGGTTGCCGAGCGCCAGCCAGATCAGAACCGTTCCTTCGTCGGTAAGCGCGCCCTCGATCACCTGCGCGACGCTGTCGTCGATCGAGGAGCTTTCGTCGGTCATCACGAGAATGATCCGGCCCACGTTGTGCAGGCCAGCGAAGGCTTCGGTATTGTTCTTCGACCAGGTGACGAAATCGAGCCGCCAGCTATCGCCGCGTTCCTTCGAACTGACCTTCATCGTCGCGATGTTGAACCAGTCGCGCGTGATCGCCATGCGGTGCCACTTCGCGACCTCAGGCGACGTCTTGGTAATGAGCTGCTGTTCGGTGTTTGCGGTGATGACGACGCGCGCATCGACCCAGCAATCGAGCGCCCACTTCGACAGCATCGCAACTTCGGCCGATTTTCCGATGCCGTGGCCTGATGCGACACCGATCCGGAGCGGCATGTAGCGCGTCTCCGGATTCGCAAGGTGGTCGCGGATGGTGACGGCAATATCGCCCTGCCATTTGCGCGGGCCCTTCCACTTCTCAAGCGGGCCGCCCTTCTCGCCCCACGGGAAGGCGAACAGGCAATGTCTGAGCGGATCGTAAGCCATCGCGCCCATCTCGCGGGCCAGTTCGGCGTGCGGATTGGCCTTCACGACTGATCCGCTAGGCTCGACCAGTACGCCGCGTCCTGGTTCGTCGGCACCAATCCGCCGGCGGGCAATGGCGGCAGCGGCAGTTGCGAGTCGGAAATGTACCCGATCCACACATAGGTCTTTGTCGCGTCGGTGAGCGCGATCTGCTGCCCTACCGGCGGTGCATCGGTCGCTGGATCGTGCCATTTCGAATTCGGCGGCTGCGGGAGCTTGTTGTCGGCAGGAACCATCATTCCTTGTCGTCCTGCGCAATGCGGCGCCGCGCGGCTTCTATCTCTGTGGACATCGCAATCTTGTCGCCGCCACTGGTGAGGTCGAGCTTCGGCCCGTAGGTCTTTGGCTTGAGCATCTGCGCCTGCTTGTGGATCGTATCGACCAACAGCTTGCGGTGCTCGATCATATCGGCCCGCTTGATCTCCGTTACCGGGACCGCGGCGCCACCGACGTTGATGTGTTTCTCCGTCTCGATCACGCCGATCATGGGCGTTTCGGCGACCAGCATCGCCTGATCCATCTTGGCCTCGATGCCGCATTCCCGAGCGCGCGCGACTTTCTGAACGAGACCGTTCTCGTCCTCGGCATCGCTTTGGTAGTACCAATTCCAGAAGCATCTCTCGGTGCACAGCCACGGCTCGCGATCGTCGCCCAGCGTTCTGCTGATGGCTATGCCGGCACTTAGCTCAGCGAGAACGTGATCGATGATCGCCGCTTTTTCCTCGTCGGAATAGCTGGTGGAGATTGGCTTACCCACGTTCGCTTTCCCGATGCTGCATTCCTCGGGCCATGAGGGCGATCTGGGCGGTGGCGAAGGTCATGTTCTCCTCGCTCATCATCTTGTCGAGATAGGTCATCAGGGTCGGCATGGTCTGGGCGATTGTATGCCTTGGCTGGGTCGGTGTTGAATCTCGGCTTTTGTCGTAAACCGTTCGCCAGTGTGGTGTCTGATCGCGCGGCGGGACGGTGCAGCGGCCGGTTGCTGTGATGCACACCTGGCGTCCGCGCTGGAAGACGGAGCGGGTGATCCAGCCTTTGCGCTCCAGCCGCTTGAGAATGCCGGGAACGGTGGAAACGCCCGCGGCTCCGATCATCTCGGTCATGGCTTCGCCGCTATCCAGCGGTCGCCCGGCATCCGCCGCAGCCACGCAGATGTCGTAGACGCGCTGTTCGATCGGCGTCAGCGGTTCGAGGCCGGGACGCCTGGGAGTTTTTCCGACACGCTCCATCAACATTCCCCACCCCTTCGTTTACGTTGCTGCCCAATAGACCTCGCGTAGGTCGTCCAGTGCGTGTTTCATCTCAGCTTCAGTCCGACTTCGCGGAGAATTTCAGCCGCCTCTTCCGGCGTGCAGTAGTTCGGCTCAATCAGCCGCTCGGGCCGCGTTTCCGGTTGCCGACTGATGAATTTTTCCCACGGCCTCAGCTCATCAGCAGCCTTGATGATCGCAGGCACGATCTTGGCCGGGTGATCACATGTCTGCCGAGCTTGCCTGGCGCATCTAGCAAGATCGTCGGCTGAAAGGTGCTTGAGCGAGTCCCAAGCAACCGCCAGCCAATCCCGCTTCGCCTCTTCCGTCATTCCTACCGGAGCGGTGAGAGCTAAGCAGGCCGTCAGCTCATTGCGGAATACCGTTCGATCTTCAGCGCCCGAAGACGGAGATTGCAGCTCGCGCCGTTGAGCTGAGACCATCGGCGGGTTGATGTCTTCCCACGGCGTTAGTTCGTCGTCCATCTCGATTATCCTGCTCGATCACCCAGTTTGCCCACGCTGCTTGCCAATCACGCTTGCGGGCATTCGGCCCGTTCGCGCTGCGCCAATGGTTTCTGAAGCTTTCTAGGGCGCGGATGGCCCACTCGTTCCCACGAGCGGCCACGATTTGCCCGGAAACCGTGTCAGAGGTTAATGTTCTCGGCTCCCAATCATCAGGAAGCCGGGCCCCATGCGCCCGTCCGCGAGGAGAGACGCTAGTCTCTCCCTCCTTCTTATCTTCTCTTATCTTATCTATAGGCTTAAGCTCAGCTTGGACTAACTCGCTGTTTTTATTGTGGTCGACCTGATTTTCAGCTCGCTTTCGCCCACCTTTCGCACCGCTTTCGGCTCGTTCTCGCGAAGATAAATCGGCTGAAAGTATCTCGAAATCAGCGCGAGAGTTGCTGAGCAACCCGTCTGATACCGTGATCTTGTTGAGCGAAATCAGGCGATTGCGGATGGCGTTCCACTTGCGGATCGAGACTCCACACACCCCAGAAAGCCACCTTGCGTCGTCCGGTATCGGGCCGCCACGATCATAAATGAGGTCCAGGCAGAGGCTGTACGCGCCCTTCTCTTCAAGGCTCAGCATCATCGTGCCGTGGATGAAGTCTGCGCCGCAGCGCTTATACCAGCGGGCACTCATTACAGCTCACCGCAATCTGGTATGCGCTGCTCCATCAGCAGCTCCTCAAGAAGCTCCAGTTCCTCTTCCCGATGGCGCTCAAGAATGTCGGCGTGGGATGATTCAAGCATGGTTTCGAGCTTGTGGAACTGCTTTTGAACGGTCGGCTCTGAGCGTCCGAACTCGTGTGCGATCTGCTTGAATGGCCTGCGCTCCACCAGACGACGGCGGACCAGCGCGATGTTTTGTTCGGGCGTCCAGCGCCAGCTATCGCGCATCGGAGCGCTCACTTCGCCTGCCACCCATATCTGGCGCAGACCTTCTGCCATGCCCTTTGAACAGCATTGTAGCTTATCCCTAGACACTCAGCGCATTGTGATGGTGTTCCACCATATGCGGCCATCCATTCGGATACCTGGTCTTGACGGGTCATGCGGCGCCCCGTGGCGTGACGCGGATAATCAGCTTGCCGCGCTCGGTCCTGTCGGCCCATTCAACCGTGGGAGCCTCGAACGTGCGATCGTTTACGCCCAGAGCGTTTGCGATAGCGTCTAGATGGGCCTTGCAGCGGGCTATAAGGTTGTCCGCATCCCCTGTCCTCCACGCCAACGGCGGATGGGCGATGAAATGGATTGCGAACGGCCCATCATGCCCCCAGTCGAACGGGCGAGCGATCTTGGTAGCCCAACCAGCCTCGACCTTGGCGGCTTTCTTGTAGCGCGCGATGACCATGTGATGAACGCGGGCGTTGGGAGACAGTTGCTCGGCAGGCCACGAAAGTTCGATGTCGAGGGGAGCCATTATGCTGCCTGCCTTTCGGCTTGTTCGCCATCGCGAAAATCGGCTATCGATCCACCATGGAAACAGCCGAGAAGCTGCTCGAAGATGCGTTCTATCTGCTCAACGACAGGCCGCGCTTTGGAACGCGGGACAGGTCGCTCGACAGCTATGAGGTCGCGGCGCGGATAAGTGCATATCTTCGGGATCACGCCACTCCCCCGAAAAAATCACTCTGACGCGAAGTAGTCCGCCGCTCCGCCAAACAGATGGTGTCGTTATGCGCACCACCATGCGCGACAAGTATTATTTCAGTGATATGGAATCCCCGCGAGGAACCCATGCCGGCGCTATTCCACCCAAACGAAAGAACGGTCGCGTCGGCAGTCAGGATAGGCAACAGCGCATCCCGCACGCGCTTGTAGAGCGCCGCGTTCTGCGTCTCCTTAGCGCCGACGCCCAGACCCATACCCTTGTAACATTCGCTGATCTGCCGCGGGCTATACGGAGGATCAAAAATGGCGAGGTCAAAGACGCGCCCTAACCTGGCCATCTCGCGGCAGAAGTCCTCAGCATCCAAGTGATATTCGGCTGCGGTGTGCGGGTTGAGATCGTTAGTCGCGGTAGCCCACCGATTATCGCGAGCGAAAAGGTCTACGCTGGATCGGCTGCTAGCTAGATAGCGGCGGACGAATGCGCCTATTGGCTTAACAGAGAACGTGTCAGGGCTGGGCATCGCCCACTGGCGCGAAAAGGTGACAGGCCCGCGCAAGGGATGCTCAAACATGACGCCATGACCTCCGCTGACGAAGGTCTCTGACGGTGTAATAGCTAAGCCCGCACTTAGCGGCGATGCGTCGGTGACTTTCGCTAGAAGCGCGAATTTCACGAACGAGATCGGCAGTTAACTTGGCGTTCCCATGCGCCTCCCCGGACGGGTGCGTTCCGTGAGCGCGCATGTGGAAATGGTTCTCTACCTTGCTGACCCATTTCAGATTGTCAGCACGACAGTTGGTGCGATCACCGTCGAGATGGGCGACTTCGTTGTGTAAGACGTTCCGCTGCTCGGCATGGAAAGCCTCGGCGACAAGCCTATGCAAATTCACCGCGCGCCGCTTGCGCTTTTTCCATAAGGCTATGACGGGGTATCCGTCCTTGTCCGTGAAGGGTTTGAGGGCGCGAGGCGGATCGAAGTATAGCGAACGAACCTCACCGTGATCCGAAACCTCATAGCGATCTTCAAAGTTCGCTACGGGGAGCCAAGCAGCCCGGTCGCCTTTGGCGATGCGCCCTGATGCAGTAGCCATCGCTCTACACCGCCCTGTTCATGGCCATTGGCAGCACGATATTATCGACGGTATACCTGATGGCGCGAGCCCCCTCTTGCTCAGCACCTTCTCCGACTTCTGGATTGCGATGATACTCAGCCGGGGCGCTAAGGCCGGGGCCAGTAACGCTCACCACATGATCGGGATTGCTTGTCCCCTCATGCCTTCCGACAATGGCGGTATATTCAAAGCCGCCAATTCTCTCGACGCAGATCATCTTGCGCGCCGCCATTCGAGTTGAACGGATGCCCGCTCCACGTCGAGAACCTTGGTGAAAACCGGCTTGCCCTTGTCGTCGGTTCCGGTCTGCTCCTGACGATACAGGCCCATGTGTTCGGCTACCTTCGACGCATCGAGCTTGGTCCCGGCGTAGTAGTCGAACAGCTTGTCCAGCTTCTCCTGAGCGGCCCTTTTCCGGCGCTCCTGAAGCTCGCGGGCTGAAACCTTGGGACAACCTATGTCATCGCCGTGCTCAACCCTTGAGCGTGGCGCGGGCCGCTTACCTGCCGGGAGATTGATCTTCACCGCGTCAGCCAGCGGAGCGTCGATCATCGCTTTCATTTCCGGCGAAATGCTCATTGAAACGCCTCCTCTCGACCGGCTTCACGGGCGCTTTCCAAAAGTTCGCAAAGCAGGGCTGCGCGATCCCTATCGAGGAGAAGGTCGCGACCTATGATGCGGCCACCGCAGCCGCCGACGCGAACGCCGTATTGAGGTTCGCGATCACGCCCGACATAAACAACGGTGGCGAGCGCTATTGGTCGGTAAGTTTCCAGCTTGGTCATATGAGGCCCTCCAACTGCGCCAATCTGCGCGTGAGGCGGTTGCGCTCCTCTTCGGGAGATTCTTGCGCCGTAGCTGTCGCGAGGACGTGGGGGAGCGGAGGCTGGCCCTCCATCAATTCAAAAGCGCCAAGGCCGCACGGCTCCATGATTGCAGAGGCAAACGGAGCGCCCAAAAACTTGATCAGGCTCGCCAGTTCCTCCAGCTTCAGAGGCCGGTATTCAGGATCGTCCGGCTCACACAGAGCGCATTCGATCATCCGGTCTGGAACTCCGGTTCCGTTGGACAGCTCTTTGACCGAGTATCGCCGCCCGCGCCCGACATAGAGCCGGAGCGCATCTCGCAGGTTCTCACGAATGGAGTTGCGGGAAACGAGAAGCGAATCGTTCGCTGATGATGGCGAGGAAGCCACTAGAGGCCCCCGTCATTATGACGGCGCAACGAACTCGGCAGATGAGGCACGTCCCCATAGATCGTGGGTGCGTCCCAACACGCGCAGAATCCCTCAACGCGACCGTGCGCGCACTTGGGCATCCGATCGAAGTGGCCGACCGTGAAGCTGACGCGCAGCCCGTTTGGGAAGGTGAAGCCGTATTTCCCCCGCGCCACGGCCTACAAGAACCTTGCAACCAGTATCGGAACCAGCTTGGGA